CTATCTTACAGGTCTGCAAAGATTGGCGGTGATTGCCTTGTTGTAATGCGCTTAAAGAAAGGGAACGTAACCGTGCAAGTGATTGACGGTCAACACGTGTCAACGCCTTTAGATAGACTCACAGACCCAAAGATAGTTAACGGTGTAGAGGTTGACAAGAATGGGAAGCACGTAGCGTATTTCGTTAAAAAGAAGGGTGTTGTAATGGCTTGGGAGCGCGTACCCGCGTACAACGGAAAGCAAAAGACGGCTTTTATGGTTTACGGAGACAGATACCGTATTGATAGCCATAGAGGTATGCCATTGATTGCTACTGTTTTGGAGACTTTGAAAAAGCTAGACCGATACAAAGAAGCTACGGTTGGAAGCGCTGAAGAACGTCAGAAGATTGTTTACCAAATAATTCACGGCATTAATTCAACGGGTGACAATCCGTTGTTAAAGAACCTAGCTAGTGCAGTTGATGCTGATTTAACAGGTGAACTTCCAACGGATGCCAACGGTGAAAAGATGGCGCGTAATGTTGCTGTTTCAACGCAGAAACAAACGTTTAATATGCCGCAAGATTCCAAGTTGGAAACACTTGAGAGCAGAAACGAACTAACATTTAAAGAGTTTTATGATACTAATTTTGATATTGTTTGCGCGGCTGTTGGTATTCCACCGAACGTTGCGAGAATGCTTTATAATGATAGCTTTAGCGCAAGCCGTGCCAGTTTAAAGGACTGGGAATACTCATTGAGAGTAGAGCGAAAAGACTTCTCCGACCAATTCAACGCTAACATATATCGCTTTTGGCTGTGGGCGCAAGTGATGCAGAATAAAGTCCAAGCTAGTGGATTCGTTAACGCTATGGCATCGAATGATTATGATGTGATTGATAGTTGGTGTGATGCTAGATGGGTTGGCGCGAATGTTCCACATATCGACCCACTCAAAGAGGTTAAGGCAGAACGCGCTAAATTAGGTTCATTGAGTAATAACATACCATTGACCAATGTAGAACGCGCTACTGAAAACCTTTCAGAAGGTGAAAGTATCGACAACATGGAGCAGTTCAAACAAGAAATGGACATGATGGAAGAACTAGGATTGGTTACTCCCGAAACGGATTCCGATCTAAATGCTGATTCTCCCTAACGAACTTCCGAAGGACAGGACGAAGAAGGCTAGTCATAGTTATTCCTTTGTTCCTTGCGATGTTACGAAGAGATTCGTAAGTAGCAGATTCAACGTGGTTGACTGATAATCGGTTATACGGGTATTTCTTTTTTTTGGTCATAGGACAAATATGTCGCATTTGTATTTATTAAATAAAGTGTGTTCAACTTTAAAGTTGCTAAATATATGATTTTCAAGTGTTTTCATAGGACAAATTTGTCGTTACTCTTAGCAATAAGTTGGGCGTAATTACACAATTCTCTCCCAAGTTGGCTTATTTGGGTCAATCCAAAATCTAAAAATGCAGTACCTGTTATTCATGTTTCGCATAATCCAATAATTCAATTTGCCCGCAAATGTTTTGTTCCAAGCGTCTGCAATTGGCTCAGTAACTACGCCCAACAAGGCATATAAAACACCTTTAGTAATCTTCTGAAATCGTTTCATTTGTTTAATATTTGGTTAGTATTCAATTCTGTTTGTAATAGGCGTTTCATATCCGAGCCGTTGTGCGCAATTAATCACCACCTAAACAATGACTTTCCATGTCCTCAAAAGAAGACTCCCAAACCGCTTCACTATCATCATTTAATGATATGTAGTATTTATCGTCCTGCTTGTATCCAGACCAATAGCAATCCTTTTCATGCCCTCCCTCACCTAATCTTTCACCGTTATCAATTACATCTTTTCCAATTTTTTTTGAAAGTCTTTTAGACCAATCACCCGTAAACTTTTCCATAAAATAACTGCGCACAACAAAGGCTAAAAAACATAGCCATGCGACTTTTTGTGTTTTAATGAAGCGTGATTAAATGGCTACGCTTCTTAGCCAAACCGTTGTAGGCAATTAAATGCCCTTGCTATTTGGATGAAAACACCCCTCAGGATAGCTGCCTTTGCATGGTTCATCACGCTTGCAATAAGGGCATTTAACCTGTTCGCTTCGCCCTACAACATTAAATAACAAACATATTTGGATAGCTGCTTCTTCACAACTTATGTTCCCTACTTTACTGCTTCGGACTATTTCCAATACTTTTTCTTCTCTATTCATACGTTTGTTATTATTTCCGTTGCAACCGCTAATGTAATCATTTCCGTGCGAAAAATTGCAATACCATTAACAATAGTCAAACTTTGTGACCATGCCAACCGAGGTGTTACTATACGGAGAAATTTACAGCTTTCGGGCAACTGATTTTATCAACGCGGTTCAACGTGCAGGTGAAGACGGTTTAACTGTTCGTATAAATTCGGGTGGTGGTGAGTTGGATTATGGCTTCGGAATGGTTGCCAAATTCGCAGAGTTTGAAGGTTCTAAAACAGTTAAAGTTGACGGGTTAGCTGGCTCAATGGCTGCATTTTTCACGGTTTACGCTGATAATGTAGAAGCGTTGGACGTTAGCCGTTTTGTATTTCACAGAGCTGCATATCCACAATGGATTGAAAACAATACGGAGTTGTTTGATGAATCTCGAAGAAAGTCATTAGAAGATGCCAACGCTAAACTAAGGTCTGCATTGGAAGCTAAAGTTGACGCTTCACAATGGGAGCGAATAACAGGTGTGAGCATTGATGAGATGTTCAGCATGGAAGGTAGAATTGACGTAGAGTTGGACGCTGAACAGGCCAAAGAATTAGGAATTGTCAATAAAATTAACAGAATCACGCCAACAAAACGCGCAGAGATTGACGCGAAAATGTTGTCAGTTGCAGAGAAATTCAGCGGTATGAAATTAGCCGCAAAAGTTGAAGAAAAAGAAGATAAACCCAAAACAATAGTTAAGATGAACATCGAAAAGTTCAAAACAGAACATCCAGACATTTACGCTAAAGTTCTAAAACAAGGAGAAGAGCAGGAGCGCGACCGTGTGTCTGCTTGGATGGCGTACGTTGATATTGACGCGAAAGCCGTAACAGAAGGAATTGAAGGTGGAAAAGGTATTTCACAGAAAGCTATGGCAGAACTTAGCCGAAAGGCATTTTCTAAAGAAGCACTAACCGCTACTGAGAAAAACAACGCACCTGAGGTTTCAACTGATGAACCTACTAGCAAAGAGAAGCCAAAAGGTACGGATGAATTGGAAGCGTTCAGAGCATCGTACAAATCTGAACTTGGTATTAACAAAGAAGATAAGTAAAAATGAGCAATCAATTATTTCAGAATTACGATACGGCTAAAATCTTTGGTTTCGGTAAACGAACTGAAGTTGGAAGCTACACTAACGACACTTACGACACTGTAACATTGGCGGCTGGTACGTTGATGGGTCGAGTTGCAGCAACTAATAAGATTGTTCCACTTGAATCGGGAGCATCTGACGGTTCTCAAATTCCTTTGGGCTTTGTCTTGAATACTCAAAGCATTGAAGCGGGTGCTACTGATAACGTTGCACTTGTTGTTGCGGGAGATGTTGTTGAAGGACTTATTACACTTCAAGGTTCTGACAATTTGGACACTGTAATCTCAGGTCGAACATTGAGAGATAGAATTTTGGGCGATACGATGGGAATCATTCTCAAGTCGACCGATGAATTAACTGGTTACGATAACGCATAATTAAAAAGAAAAATGGCAAACATTCCAGCATCACAGGTACGGTCGGAGTTTACACAAGCTCTGATAGCTGTATATAAAGAGAACATTCAACCGACATCGTTCGGGCGTTCATTCTTTCCATCTGTAACATCAGCTTCAAAATATGTAAGCATTGAGGTTCAGCGTGGAACAGAGAAAATCGCGGTTGACGTAGAGCGCGGAGCGGAAGGAAAAAAGAACAGCATTAGCCGTTCGACTGAAAAGATTTTTCTACCACCTTACTACCGCGAGTTCATTGACGCAACTGATTTAGATCTATACGATCGCGTATTAGCTTCTAATGGTGTTGTTAACGCTTCTGACTTTGCAGAGTTGGTTAGAATCATTGGCGAGGGTCTTTCATTGCTTCAGGGTAAGATTGAGAGAGCATACGAGAAGCAATGTTGGGAGGTTCTTTTGGACGGTATCGTTCAACTTCAAAACGGAACTAACATTGACTTTAAACGTAAAGCTGATTCACTTGTTGACGCTAACGCATCACTAGGCGGTTATTGT